AATAATTTCAAGTTCTGCTCCTTGCACATCCATTTTTATGTAATCCATAGTAATCTCTTTAGGTAAAATATCGGATAATCGTTTAGTTTCTTTCTCCACAGTTTCAAAAGGGACATTAGAATTTTCTTCATACAAAGAAGATCCTGTTTGATCAGCTTTTTCTTTAGAGTAATGAAAAGATCGTTCTCCACCTTTTTCAGAGATAACACTACAGTAAAAATTACCTAAATTTTTTAACTCTTTTTTATAGGTATCATTAGCATCTATTAAATAATACTGAGCATCTGGATAAGTTTGTTTAGCTAGTTCTGTCCACTTACCTCTATAGCATCCAACATCTACTATATGTTTGAAATCAAGGTTAACTTCTTTCATTCGTTTAAAAAATCTTGTGTTTACTTCTCTAGGTGTGCTCATTGTTTCTTCATATTTTCTATTTCTAACTCACAGTAATGAATAATTTTTTTTAAATCTTCTACTCCATTTTTATCTTTATATCTCACTACATATTTAATTACGTTACCTTGAAAGAAGGATAATTCGTTAGTCTGTATAAATGTGTAAGGTTGTATTTTATGTTTAGAGTAATGGTTTCCTCCTTCTTGTCTTTTGGTAGGGAATGCACGTTCCATGTCTGATTTAGTTGCCATAGTTTGCCTTATAGTTATTATAAAATTTACCCAAAGGGAAATGGTATTTATGGTCAGTATTAATCAAATGTAAAGCTTTTTTTGCTCTAGTAATTCCTGTGTACCAAACTCTTAATTCCTTTATTTTATCTTGTAAGTTCTTGTTTTCGTAATGAGCAGGCCAATTAGATTTACTTAACAGAACCACATGATCTGCTTCTCCTCCTTTAACTGCATGAATAGTATCTACGATGATCTTAGCTGATTCGTTTAAGTTAACATTATTATCTAGTAGTCTTATTAAATATTGTTTCTCTCTATCTTTAAATCTTATTTTAAAAGCATCTATCCAATGTCCTTTAGCTTCTCTTAATCCTGCTCTCAATCTTAATTCTTCGTAATTAAATACTTGATTAGGGTGAGCAAAGCTCCATTTAATACTGTCTGAGCTTCGGTATCCGTGGTCAATGTTTTGTATGTAGTGGTACGCTATACAAGCTTCCTCTCTACTAACAGATCCACCTTCCATTAAATGGTTCCAAGCTTTAATAGCTTGCCATTGCTCTATTCTAAATGATTTTCGTCCTTGCACATCTTGAAAATATATTCCTTTTTCATATAGATCCTGCTCTACCTCTTCTTTAATAGACCTGATCCTAGATAATACCATAAAGCTACCTGGTTGATTAAAATCTACATGCCTTAAATTAGAATAAGTTTGAATAGATCCTTCTTCTTTCCTGGGATTAAATTGTTTTTCTTGTCTAAAACCTTTTGCTGGAGCCAATAACAACTGAGAGAAAAAATGAACTCTTTCTGGTATTCTTCTAGATTGATTTAATACTTTTACCTTACCTGGAAAATGTATAAAAAAATCTGCGTCTGCACCATTCCATTCATAGATTGCTTGATCATCATCTCCTGCTAAATAAATTCTATCAGAGTTTTCTGCTAACTTCATGATCAAATCCCATTGTAGTGGAGTTAGATCTTGAGACTCATCTACCATTAATACTTTTAATTTAGGAGCCACTCCCTCTTCAATAAATTTTTGTATCATATCTGTAAAATCTAATTTATCTTTTTCTCTAACTCCTGTAGAAGTCTCTACCATTTTAAAATTTTCATAAGCAGCTATAATAGATTGAAACTGAGACTTACGTACTTCTTTCCTATCTTGTTGCTGATAGGCTTTCATAGGGTCTTGTTTCGTGTTCCGTGCTCGGTCGTATATCTGTAACGACCAATTATTAAATACCTTCTGGTCTTCAAATCCTTTTTGAGCATTAATTTTTATAGTTCCATAGTCCGAATGAAATTGAATCATGTCTTCTGTAGGATCTAGAACAGGGATCTGAGAAAATTGTCTCCTAGCAAAACTGTGGATAGTACTGAAATAAGGAAAATCGTCTTCGGTTAAATCAGGTAAGGCTACTTTTAATCTGGTTACCGTTTCATCTACAGCTTTATTAGTAAAACTAAAATAAGCTATTTCAGATGGATGAATGCCATTCTTAATAAACCATTTTACTCTTCTTAGTAATTGATAGGTCTTTCCCGTTCCAGGAGGACCGAATACTTTAATGGTCTTGCCATGGAGCTTTTGATTTATCATGTTTTACTTCTTTCCTTTTATATTCAGGTAATTTAGGCATAGGACTTCTCCAATGTCTGGTCTGTATGTTAGCATGTTTCTTTTCAGGTTCCGCTCCTCCTACTTGTAAGAAATTAGTGCACTCTCTATTATTCCAATTACTTCCCATTTTTTTCATAAATCTTTGAAAAGCTTGTATCTTAAATCTTAACTCAGAGGCTTGTGATGGATCTGGATTGTCTATCCAGATATAACCATTATCTATTTGATCAAACTCATCATGCACTTCACAGTCTTCAAAAAACTGAACCATTTTAGAATTAAATAAATCATCCTGATCTGCCATGGCATCATATCCTTCCATATCAATTTTATTTTTAATTAATTCATCTTTGAAATCAGACCATGGATCTGGATTTTGTTTAGTTTGTTTTAAGTTTCTCCATACTATATCTGCTACTTGAAGCTTCTCTGCAAATAATCTTTGAGAATATAATTCTTTATTATCTAATTTAATGTTTACTCCATTTACTGGAAGAACCCAGTAAGGCTCTGGGTATACATTATATTTAATTAACTTACCTACTTCAGGCATTGCTTCATTAGGATTAATACCTAATTTTTTAGTAATGCATTTTTTTGCATCACAATTCATTTTAGCGATAGAAGAATTACATCTATAGTTATAATCGGTTTTAGTATGTTGATTAATTAACACATTTAATTCTTTAGGATCTAATGGGGGCTCACCAACTTTTTTATTTAAGTCTCTTAATAACTCTGGCCAGTAGTCCTTGTCTGGATTAATCTTTTTGCATAATACGGCACAGTTAAACATAGCATCATTTCTACCTTGTCCTTCTTTTACTTTATTCTTCATAAAGTGAGATACACATGGAGGATAGTCTTTAGTCTCTGGATCCGAAGTAGACTCAGCATTAATTTTGGTTAATTGTTCTTTACTTACCTTAAAATTTTCTACGTGATTAAATAATTCTTCTATAGGAACGCTCTTTCCATCGTCATACATAGCCATACGAGTGGATCTTTTAGCATTTTGATAGGGAAGGTTAACAAAGTTTCCCTTTCTTTTGTCTTCCCAAGCGTCTGGAGTTAAGTCTACCACATCCTGAGCAGGGTAAATGTCGGTTGTTTCATCTCTTACACCTAAGTCACTAGCCATTTCAATTAGCTTCTGTCTCATTAACTTAGCTGGCACTGCTTCTTTACAATGAATAAATAAATGCAGTCCATTAGATTTAGATCTATATGGAACTAAAGGGTACTTTCTTTCTCGTATAATTTTAATTAATTCTAAATGATTTATGTTATATCTATCTACGTCTATTACTCCCCATCCGCAGGTAGAATCATCTCTAATAGGAACGGTACCTATGTGCCTTGTTCCTTCAATGTGTTCTTTCCAATCGTTGTCCGTGATCGGTGTTTGTTTAATCCAACTTTTATATTCAGATTTACCATTAGGTTTCTTTTGACCCGTTGGTTTAGATTCACCGTAATATGTGTGTGAGCCTTGGAACAGGTTTTTAAACTGTTCCAAGATTGTTACATTAGAGTTCATTAGAAAGGAGCTTTTTCGGTTCCTTCTTCTGTATCATACTTAACGTTCACATCTCCACCTGCACATGATTGATAAAATTCATGCGCTGATTTTAATACAGCCTCATTAGGAACTGGACGTGTGTGAGAAATGTCCCATCCATACCATGCTCCTAAACTATTTTTCTCCAGTACTGTTTTTATATTGTACACTTGAGTAAATGGTGCAGGTCTATATATGCTTCCGTCTTTTTTCTTTGCTTTAACAGACATCATCATAGAGTTCCACTTTTTAGATTTTTTTCTTTGAGTGGATTTCATAGTAATCAATGCAGTCTCTTGAGGCATATCATCGTTCAATAAAAGAACGAAGTGACTTGCTGTTTCCTCTACATAATTACCATTATCTAATCTGTCTTTATTGTCTTCTGCTCTAGTAGTTTGAGACATAATATCAGAATCACTACTATAGATATTTACAGGAGCATTAGATCTTTCTGATCCTCTGTCTCTCCATTCAATATATTGAAGTTTATAATGGCAAGGAACTACTTCAATTCCTTTTTGTCCATCATATAGTTGATTAGTCACTGTGTTAAAAATCATACCAGGTTTTGCTTCTGGAATGTATTTAGAATCACCAGCAGTTACCTGAGGTGATAATTGACCTAAGATTTTTAAAAATGGTAAAGCAATATCGTTTGCTCCAATATTTTCAAATCCAATGTCTGCGAACTGCTCTGCGTCAACAGTCGCTACTTCAGTGTTTTGTTTTTTCGCAACACTTTTTACTTGTTCGTTACTCATGTTTTCTCCTTATTGTTTGATTGTTGTTTTGTTGGTTATGTATATAGAAAATAGATCCATAGGTATATCTTTACCTCGTTCTATTTGATCCGATACAAATGCTTTCAGAGTCATAGGCTCCACTTTTTCTTTACGTTGATAAGTGTAACCTTGCTCTTCAAACATTTTCATTAAAGAAGATGCTCTAGCATCCTCCTCTTTATTAAAGGAAGCAGTGAGTGTGTTTTTTATTAAGTCACCATGGCCATTGTCTCTAAGCCACGAATACGCTTTCTCGGCATTACCCAATGTTATAGAGGCTTTAATAGAAGGTTTAACTTCTACTGAGCTACCATTTGCGAGTTTAATAGAACTCACTCCTGCTTCCTGCATCAAGTCGGGAATGACCCTTTCTTGAAGAAGGTTTGCCCTGTCTTCTACGACAGACAATTCTGCTTTTTTAGTTGCAATCTCTTTTTGTAAATCTTGTAGTTCATTACATTTTTCAGTAATCTTACCTACTTTATTTTCATCTACGTTTATTGATATATGTTCAAAATCCATTTAGTTCTCCTTTTCATTTCGTTTTATTTATATTGTTGCACATGTCAAGAAATAGTTTATAAACTTTTTTAATGGAATATCAATTTAAAACTTCACCTTATCAGCATCAATTAGATGCCTTAAAAGATTGTGAAAATAAAGAGAACTGGGCATTCTTTATGGATATGGGAACGGGTAAGACAAAGACCACCATAGATAATATAGGTATGCTTTACTTAAAAGATGAAATTGATTCGGCATTAATTGTTGCTCCTAAATCGGTATATGCGATGTGGGAAAAAGAAATAGAAAATCATTTATCCGATCAAATAAAAACGTACATTCAAGTATGGAATGTCAAGAAAAAAATTAAATATGATTTAATGAAAGAAAACGTTCCCGATCGTTTAAATATTTTATTAATGAATGTAGAAGCGTTCTCTACTAAAAATGGATTAACAGGTGCTTCCTTGTTTTTTAAAAATCATCCTAAAAGTGTTTTTGTTATTGATGAAGCCACTAGCATTAAAAATCAAAAGGCAAAAAGAACAAAAAATCTTTTAGCTCTTTCTCCGTTAGCCTTGGTTCGTAGAATATTGACAGGTAGTCCTGTTACTAAATCTCCCTTAGATTTGTTTACTCAATGTAAATTTTTATCCTCTGCTCTTCTAGGGTATGATTCGTATTATTCTTTTAGATCTAGGTACGCTGAGATGCAGTCTATCTATACAGGACCTAACACTCAAATTATGATCCCTAAGTTTTATAAAAATTTAGATGAGTTAGAAAAAAAAATTAAAACTTTCAGTACCAGAGTTAAAAAAGAAGACTGTTTAGATATTCCTCCTAAAGTATATGAACAAAGAAAAGTATCTTTAACAGGTAAACAAAAAGAAGTGTATGAGCGTTTGAAGCACCATGCAATGACCGTTTTAAATGATAGTACGGTTTCTTTTAATAATCAGTTAACCGAGATATTAAGATTACATCAAGTCACTAATGGTTTTGTTAAAAATGATGATGGAGAAATGGAAGAATTCAACAATCCAAAACTAGATGAGTTAATGACCGTATTAGATGAAATCAACGGTAAGGCTATTATCTGGGCTAACTACATTAAAAACATTGAAGACATTAAAGCTAGAATAGAAAAAGAATATGGTAAAGGAAGTTGTGTGGAAATGTACGGTGCTACCTCGGTAGATGCTAGAAAAAAAGTGTGCCATGACTTTCAAACAAACGATAAAGTTCGTTTTTTTATTGGTAATCCTACTGTAGGTGGATATGGATTAACTTTACATGCTGCTAGTTACGTTATTTATTTTTCTAATAACTATAATTTAGAAGTACGGCTACAATCTGAGGACAGAGCACATAGAATAGGTCAAACTAAAAATGTAGTGTACATAGATATTATAGCTGAAAATACGGTAGATGAAAAAATTGTTTCTGCTTTAGATAAGAAATTAGTGTTGTCCGCTAAAACAATGGGAGAAGAAATAAAAACTTGGCTTAAATAGAGGAGAGAGAAATTAATTCCCCCTCCTCTAAAGTATAAGGGAACATTATTTAACGTTTACCTTTTGAGATTTTTTCTCAATCTCTTTAATACCAAACTGAATCTTCAACATACCATCTTCCATAGTAGCTTCGTCTACTACTGCTTCATTTGGTAATGCAAATTGTTTGAAAAAAGATTTAGTAGATAAACCTTTT